TTTCGGGATAGTATAAGACTTGGTCGGCAGCCAATGCTGCACATGCGGAGTCTTTTGCATTACCAGATAAATCTTGAACGCAAGAGCCGGATGATAAACGTCTCCGGAGTCGAACCAACGGAAATATTTTTGCTTTGCAAGAGCCAGCACCATTTCATCAACCCATTCGGCACGTTTCCAATCCTCACGGTTTTCCTCACGGACACGTTTTGAGTTTTTGAAAGAATAGGTGCCACCTTTTGCATAGCAACCAGCACAAACGGGCAGCGGCTGCTTAGTAAACGGGTCAATCGATCCAGGGCAGGTCGAACCGGCCTGGAGAGACCACGATTTAGCAGGCATTTTAGAGGCTTTGGACAGATTGATCATTTTGTTCCTTTCATCATTATGTGGATATAATAGCACAAAGGAACGGAAGAGTCAATAGAAATCGTTTGTCAACAGGTGCGACCGGATGTCGCACCCCTTATGCTTATGCTTACGGTTGTATGTAGACTTGGACTTGACTATTCGCTGTCTACATATAGGACTGCGGAGTGCTTTTGCTACCGGATTAGATTTGCGTTTCATCGTGCCTCTATTGATGCCGAAAGATAGTCCATTTGGATTTCATAGTGCTTGCGATATCGTTCAACCGCTACACGAGAAATACCACGAAAAGTCAGAGTGCGATTACCTTTCAGGTGAATAGAAAGGTTATAGGTCTTCACATTAGCCATTTTCAATTCTCACAGTTTCATAGTTTGAGATAACATACCAACCGATAAAGGTTGATAGAACATATACAGCAACCATCCACTCCGGCACAAAAGCATAAAGCGGATAGCCGTCAAAGCGAATGGATATCTTCATTCTAGATGCCTCCATCCAGAAGATAAATCAGATACACACCGAACACCAACGCCAGTGACATTACTGTCAGTGCTAGAAACTGAACCGTTTTAGAATTATCGATCATATTAGTCCTCCGAGAGAATAGCAAAAAGGGCCAGAGATATAGGCGCACCGAATAGCACAACAAAGAGAACGATATCAGACATTACTTGTCTCCAGTTTTGACAGATTTACCAACCGTATAACCACGCTTCGGCCGCTTGGACGATTTAACCTTGGTGATTTTACCACCGTTTTCGTGCCAGCGAATAAGCGCAAAGACGTTAGCGGTATCTTTGCCGTTGGGGTTCTTAGGAGCGAAGCGAGCATTAGACATTAGATTTCCTTTCACGATTATGGACATATATTAGCATGGAACGGAACGGAAGTAAATGTGACAGATTGTCGCACCTCACCGAACGTCACTGTTAAGTTTGGGCTTACGTTCACGGATAAGTTCCCGCTCACGGATATGAGCCGCAGACTTACCACGCACGATTTCAAGAACGCTTACGGTGAAATTGTCAGGGCCATGCTTGCGAATGGCGACGCACAATTTCCACATCTTACATTCGGTCATCGCACGGCCAACATGCTTACGCCAGCGACGATCCAAAGACTTGTTAACCTTGCCGTTTTCGACATGGGTAACACCGATATATTCTTGACCCTTTATAGTCAAGCTATAGATAATGTGGTTGCGGTCGGACCGCTTCTTACGTTTCGTTATCATGGTCATAATATAGCACAACGGAATGGAAGAGTCAATAGAAAAAGGTATGTAAACAGTGCGACAGGATGTCGCACCCTGACCTTAGCCGTTTACATACCTATATGTCTATAAATCTACTAGATTGATAGACTAGTGTTCGTAAAAATCGTCCACTTCGTCATAATCGTCCACATGCTCCATCCAGGCCTTCTTTAGATTTTTCAGTGGACGCTTTTTGCTTATTTCAGATTGTGGTCGTTCGAGTCTTTTGCCACCATACTTTTTATCTTCTTCAAATAGTTCAGCATAAAGAGGATCAATTTTGTGACTTGGTGATTTGTTCTTCATGGCAATACCCTGTGTTTGGTCCTTTCTATTCTGGCAATAGGCCAGGAAATGCCTCATTAACTAGTTTTTGTGTTAGATGTGGAATCTTTAGGTCCTTTCGGATCATAGCAGCAAACACCTCTGCTTCTTTTGGCTCAAGTGACTCTAGCAATTGAAGCAATAGTTCTGTTGCTCTGTTTTCTGTTAGACCTTTTGGTCGTTTTGGATTACCGTCTACCCACAGATAGACCTTAGACAAAGCCTCAGTCATATGCGAGTATGACAGACCCTGTGGAATATCCACTTTCCTATATTCTGGCACCTTTTTTATAGTGAACTTGATTTCAGGATTCAATGCGCCCAGCAGAATATTACGAAGCGCATAAGAATCATTTCGTCTTAGAATATCTAGACGATCTTGTTTGGTTGTAGCATTTCTGAAGTCATCTAGAACTTCATATACATTTTTTATTGACATGATCTATCCTCAAAAGTCGTTTATATTTTCGATCATCACCTTCAAACCATTATGAATGAAATAGTTTAGCATTTTCTCTTTGTTTGCTGGCTTGGCTTCTTCGTAGGCATCCACGATCTTTCCCTGTATGTCGCTAGGTATATAGTCAAAATCAACCAACATTTGATTACGCTTATACCCACGAAGAAGAACGTCCGTAGTGCAAAACTCTGACGCATCCTTCGTGACCCATTCGTTGAGACGTTTACTATTTAGTGGTTTCTGACGTTCTCCAGCAGCAAAGCAGTTATCAGGCGATAGAATGTTTGGAATACCATCGCCTCGATCACCCTTCAGAATATGCTCACGCACGAATCGCTTTGGGTCATCAATCTTGATGAACCGCTTTAGAATAGGTGAATACTGTGTAACGTTAGGATATTTTTGCAACTGACCAAAGTCTTTGTCGGACGACAAAATAAGAACAGGAGAATGTGGTGCCAGTCTTGCAGTAAGAACAGCAATAACATCATCGGCTTCAGCACCTTCCACATTCAAAGTCTTATAGGGAAAGTTGTCACGAAGTTCATCACGCAGACGATTAAGCACGTCAAAGATCATTGACCAATCAAGACCAGATGCTTCTCGGTCATGCTTACGCTGCGACTTATAGAATGGAAATGCATCACGACGCCAGTAGTGCTTGGAGTCGCAGCAAAGAATAATGTTCGGATACTTTGACCGAAACTGCTTTACGTTAGAACGAATAGTATTGATGCACATATGACGAATAAGATCCTCAGACATTTCATTCTGCTTCGTCACAAACTTTAGATGCTGCATCAGATTTGAGATTAGAACCTGGTTAAGGTCTATCAGCATGTAAGACATATTATTTCCTTTATTGAGTGAATATATAGTATATCACTCTTCCTCGTCGCTGTCAATCTTTTCTTTTGCTTCGGACAGTTCCACCATAATCTTTTCGATCTTTTCCTTAATCTCTTCCTTAGACAAGGACTCCAGATCACCTTCAATGAGTTTCACATTGTCATCGATGAAAGCATGGAGATGATGATCTATTCCATAGGAACGATATACCGCAGCCTTTAGAGCATCCACAACCAGAATGATATCTTTGGCAAACTGTTTCTGATTTATGTCCACATAATAGTTGTCCAGTTCCGTAAGCATTATGCCAGCAATCTCGTCCACGATAGCATCAGCCTGTTTCATATCGGCCTTAGCCTGTCGTTCTATATGAATCTCTTCTGGCACTTCACGAACGACCTTGTTCTTGGGAAACTCGATTACCTTTTGTGTCATTGTTATTCCTTGTTATTGATTGTAATGAATAGTAGCAGCAACACTGAAAGTGTTGCTACCACATAACCCATGTATATCCATGCCCACATGAATGCTTCTACTGTCATTTTACCACTCTCAGTAGTATCGTATCCACATTGATACGACCAGTTGCTTTTTGTTCGACTGTCTTAATATTCTCCATCACCTTGCGAAGATAGATTTTACCACCGTCAAGAAGAGGTTTAATGACTGATTCGGGTTTGCGGAGTTTCTTCGTAATAGAAGACTCTTCATCAAATCCCGTAAGCGTAGTCCCTCTGACCGAAAGGCCTGAATTACCCACGGCATTATACACAGAAAGATTACGAGTTTTAGTATTGTAAACCCAAAGTTGCGAAGCACCGATAATGTCGCATGGATTGACCGACTTAAGATCACCATCATTCTCCTTATACT